CTGCACTTTATCGGTCTGCGTGAACCATCCAACCTTATCACCTCTTAACGTCATGCATCCTACCCTAAGGGAGGGATTACGCATCGCGAGACCTCCCACAGCCCTTTCAGACTGTGATGGCGCAAACACGACACACACGAACACACATGGACACGGAGCAGTTTAACGACATACCCAGGTCACCTTCTCTCAAACATCTAAATAGACGAAAAAGAGGCCTCCTTTCCAGTAGACCCCGTTCCCATCTCTCCACACATTTTCGACATCAAAAACTTGTTAATAAAGTCATCCGACTTCCCCATCAATTGCATTACGTCTTCAAAAACAATAAAGAACAAATTATCCGGTTCGATCACAGAACAAAACCAACACTTCGACGCCTCAACTTCATAGAGAACCTTAAAGATCCCCGTCTCAATCATCGTCTTTCGATGGTTCTGACTTCCTTGCGTAATCATCGCCATCAACTTATTATAATTATCTTCTCGATTCTGCCCGCCAACATCAAAAATCGGCGATGGAGCAGAATAACCGGCAGGCAATTGTGTAATAATAATCTTCGTGGTGCCCGCCCCAGCCCCAAAGAAATTCAAAGAGTTCGCATACGTTATCGATGCACCATCCGAAAAAACTTCATAAGAACCCATCTGTATAACAACAGGTTGATTCACAGCGTAAGTCGGATTAACATTCAAACCCGTGGTAGCAGCATTCGTGCACCCCACCAATGTGGTGGTGTACGATCCGCTATTCGCAGTTAAAACACTCACTCTTACCATATACAACTCCACCAAAAATCTTCCCCTCGACCCATTAGGAAACGCAATAGACGTCCCCGTAATAGTAGGATTAAACGTGTTCACCGCATTAGGCGAAACAGTCCAACCACTACCCAAAACGGCGGCATCCGTTGACGTAGCCGCACCAGAATCAGTGGAAAACTTATCAATGTTCGTATTGCTAAATCCTTGACTCCGAGGAACATATAACAAAACGTCATACGACACCCAGAGTTCACCAATCACAGCGCCCGCCGCAACATTTCCACCAACCGCCAGGGTCGTATTACCGACATCATAGTCGTTAATGGAAGTGTTCGCCGGATTCGCAGCGCACCGAATGTGCTTCCTTGGGTCCACGACCCTGTCAGGTGAGCACTCGATCCACTGCTGGAATGATTTGCTGGGCTTTGCAGCGTCAGCAAACTGCGCGTTCAACATGGATCTCTTGTCCACATAAGCCGCCGCCGCAGCGTCATACTGCGTCGACATCGCGACATATCCCAACCCCGCAGAGTTGGTATATTCCGATCCTTCTGACACAAACTCAAAAACTAGTCCTAAAAACTGGTATTGAGTGTAATTTCCCGCGACCTGATTTAACCACGGAAACGTCTCTTTCATTCCTGGATTCAGGGCAAAAGTGAGAGGAGTAAAGGCCCCAGTTGAAGACAAAACGTCACCGATGTACTCACGATGAGCAATCCGCGTGACTAGTCCATCTTCATGGATACTAGGGACATCACTCCTCCCAGCTTTCACCTCCTTCACCAGGCTCGATCCGTGTTTTCCATTCGACGCGCCGGCCAAGATGGAATTAGCTTCTGGTTCAGGCCCAACCGTTAAAACATCTTCGTCATAATCACCCATACCCATCAGCATAGGTGCGAAATGCTTCGCCAGGTCAGAACCCGTGTCCATAAGCTTCTCCCACCACTCCGGCGTTCGACCTCCGTATCGATCCTTCTTTTCCTTTTTATGCCCACCTTCTCCTTCTGATTTGAATCCCTTCAACGGACCCTTACCAAAGCTCGATGGCCCAGCACCATATCTTCTCGATTCTATAAGAACCTTCCTAGTTCCACGTGCAGAATTCTTTCCTTGGCCTGAAACTTCATATCCATTCACCGAACGAAGAAACTTACCTCGATCACTTCCCACAACTGATCCACCATACGATGGACCAGGCGCGTTTGCAACCTTAGTTTGTTTCCCCGGCCGGGGCAACATCGCATTCGCCGACAACGGCTTGGGAGAATTATACACAACCATCTGTTTATTAGACTGACGATTGCGCAAATCCTCCTGAGCTTTGTCATCAAGCGACTGCTGAACTCTAATTTTAGCTTCGGGACCTGCAATCCCTTTAGCTAGCAACTTTTTGTACTTCTCTCGTCCTTCTGGACCCCAGTTCTTTCTTTCTTTTGTTTCCGCCATAACAGATCTTTGTACCCCATCGACCTCCTCGCCCTAAAGCGAGATCTATCACGACAAATTCAAAAGATAGAAAAGAGCCAGGTCTCCTTCATATCCAAGATACCAACTCAAAATGTCCTCATATGTCGGTATGAAGATATCCAAATTGTGACCCTGGAGCTTTAGTGCAAATGGATCGTTAGATCCATACACCGCATCCTTGAGAGCGTCCCTAAAAAAATTGAAAACGGTACGCCCGTGTCCAGCTGACATCAGGGCCAGCGAAGATAACTTCGCCAACTCTGCTCTAAAGTCCATGGAATCCATATTACCCTTCACTGAAGCACAAAGCTTCGACAAAGGATACTTAGGGATCCATCTTCCATCATGCTCACTAAACATATAACCTAAAAACTGCATCTCGGATAACTCCCGCGAAATTACAAAAGGATCCAAAACGATCCCAAATAATCCCGTGAAAACACTCTCAAATGCATACTGCAATTCATCATCAGAGCAAGGAAGAGAATCAGAGCCAACAACGTCGTCACCAAAAATGGCGACTTCGACATTAGCCAGAATCTCCTTCTCACTGTATCCCATCCAATGAAACAAGTACATAAGAACAAATGTCATAGCAATAACATTGTCACCAGTAGTGTTTCCAGAACCAGAGTTATTACCCCAAGTTTTAAAAACAACATCACCATTTGGCAACACTAAATAACTATTAATCAAATTCTCAAAAACCCACTTCAAATGATGGTCTAAAACTTTATACTTGTTGCGTAAAATGTACACCTCCACCATACAAGGTAAGAGGCGGTCCCACCCACGCCCATCAAGCATCCAAAACCGCTTGTGTTTGAGCAAACGTCGCGCCAAACGATCAACACCCCCAGAATAGGGATTATGACCATAACACGACCACCCACTCATAAACAGGCCTTTATTCTGGAGCCCATAAGCCTTCTTCGTATTCCAAAGATGCTCACTAGACTCAATAATAAAAGTGCGCTGCTTTCCTAACACAACATAATCATGACGAGTTCGCGTCTCACGCTTACCCGCGACTTTCCAAAGAACAGGAAGATGATACTTCGGAGCTTTAAACACAGTATTGTGTAAATTAGCCCTAAAGCAATCTCCTTTCTTCGGCAAACCCATATAAGCTGGTATCACACCAGAACCTCTGTCCATAATTGTCTCGTCTTGAAGCTCAAGATCAGTCATATCACGCGCTCTAAAAGCCTCGTCATACATCCGACCAACAGAACCCAAAGCCTTGGCAACCACGGCAGGATACTCTCTAAACTTATGGCACACAGGGGCGTCAATCTTCATAATCGACCGCTCCAAGTGCCCAAAAGTGCTGTTCGACACAACAAAATCACCAGCGTTCGCTTCAACAAATTCCTTAAACCCAACATTAACACGTTGATACAACTCATTCTCCATCAACTCAAACCGAGCTGTCAAAGGCTGAGGCTGCACCGGAACGGTGCCAACATAGGTAACGAACTTGTAATCATGCTCGCGCTGATACATGTTCGAACCCCACAACTCATAAGCGTCCTCAAAAGAACGCTTAGGAGCAGTGGGGACTAACAGTTTTTTGTCGTGCTAAGAGCCCAAGCCTCATTGGGAAAAAGCGTAGAACCGCTTGATCCCGTTGAGTGAACTCCCAACACCTTGCCATCTCCTGCCACTAAAACTCCACCACAATCTCCAAAATCCGTCGACCCATCATGCCAAATAATATCATCCTCTCGAACGAGATAATTGCATGGTTTTACAACAAATTTAAAACTGCGTGCCTGACAAAATCCAACGAGAGTACCCGCAAAAGACTTATCACCCGATTTTACTTGTCCCATCACCAAAGGTTTTACCCCCTGCAACTGAACTTTCAATTCATAGGCTCTAAAATCCTTACAAATATTGTTCACGTTAAACTTCTTTTCATCTTCAAAGAAAAATCTCTCATCACCAATCACTATATGCCGCCTTCGCTTGACATTGTGCTCATTTACCAAAAAACGAGGCCCAAGTCCAACAAGATTCACATAAAAAACACTCCCAACCGTGACAGTTCCTTGTTTAAGAGGAAACACACATTTTTGAAAGTCTTCAATAATGAACCCGCGGTTATCCGTCACCGATTCAAAGCTCTTTTCCTCACTCTTCTTCTCATCAACACCTTCGGAGCGAACTTTCTTCACTTCCTTAGGTTTTTCCAAATCATCTGTCCAATGACCCTCTTGTTTTGGCGCAACAAGAATCGGTTGGGGGGCTTTCGCCACCCGTGGTTTCCCACAGTTTTTCTCAAAACAACGCGGGGCGCCAGCAGGATTCAATTTCCCACAAGGACACACCCACTTAATTTTAACAACAACCCCATCCGAACTCTTTCCACAACCAAAACAATAAATGTCCCCTTCAAATTTAGACCTCCATTTGCAAAAGCCACAGCTCCTGCCCTCAGGGACCTTAACATCAGGTTTAACAAACTCTTCCTTCTTAACACCCACAAATTTTACAGACTTACCTTTCGGCTCCTCCTTATCCTTCTTGTGATGCTTTTCCTTTTCTTCCTTCTCTTTTCTTTCTTGATTCTCAACGAGAATCTCAGCCCAAGCGTCCTCGGTGTCAGCCGCATGCTGACTCGCCGTAACTTTTGGTTCAAGATAAACACCACCCTTCCTAACATTAATCTTAAGATCGCCCCACGCCTGCTTCTTTTTCACAAGAAGAGCCGTGGTGCCGCTATCCAAAAACAAACGACTATTAAGAATGTCGTCATATTCCCATCTCTTTTCAAGATTCAAATTTCCAAGGTACCAAACCAGCCCAGGTTCCACTGCTCTTGCATCAGGATCCCTTGCCAACAATCTAACACCCATACGTTTTTCAATCCACTCAAAACGTTTACCCGAATCATCCAAAGGAGGTGCTTCAGCCAATAAAGACTTCAACTCCTTTTGAAATCTAATCGCAAATTCACCCTGAAAAGGGGATTTTGCAGACTGATCGACCTGGCCATCAATAACAACAATTTCACGCCTCATCGAATTAGCTTCATTCGAATTTTCTCCAAAAACAGCCCCGTTAACACCGGCAGCTCTCTTGGCGATCTTCTCAACACCCAATTCCTTCAACGCAACCTTGTATCCAAGACCAGATTTACCCTTATCTGCTTTATCACGATTAACTTTCGAATTCACGTCCTTCGTGGCTGAATCCTTATCCTTCAATTTCTTATTCAAATTCGAAGCCATCTGCTTATCAGCACGAGCCTGAGCCCACACCTTATGCTGAGCCCCAGAAAGAAAACCATTGTTTGCCTCCCAGGATCCATCATAGATCTGTTCAAAGTCCCGCTCCACTTCAGCCTCAGCTTCCCACAATTTTCCACGAGCATCGGCCTCGTAATCAGCAAAAGCTGGATCATTAATCTTTCGTCTCAAATCACGAATTTTCATTTCCAACCCCACCAACGCCTCGGCTTTTCCCGCTTTAAAACCACGCTGGGCCAAATCATCCATCCGCCGTTGAGCGAGCAAATGATCATTCCCATTCCAAAATCTAATACCATTACGATGATCCCAAAAGCCATAATCCGGCTCATCATCATTTGGCCCTTCGTACTTCAACACCGCGGCCGCCCGATCCTGAGCAGACACACTCTCACCTTGATTCATCAATAAAGCATAATACTTCCGATAAAAAGCCACAATCCTACCATTTAAAAGCTCCTGCATATATTCCTGTTTCAAAGGATAAACACGCAAAGCGCTCTCAACTTTGAGAACATATTCAATGCCCTCTCTAGTAAATCGCATCTTTCCCTCGGACGTATCATACTCTATATCACAAGGCCCACGCCAAAACGTGGCCCACTTTTCAGCAACTAAAACTGAAGCACACACAACTTCC